ATCAAACTTCTTTCTATTTTCTTTAGTGGGTTTCACTCCAATTACCTCCTATTTTATATTCGCCTGTTAATGGACATCTCATTTCAAAATGCTGTCCAGCTTTTTCAATACACTCAACACCTAATCTTCCAAGACACTCTGCCTGTGATTCTTTTACTTGTATCTGCCATTCATCATGAATGTTAGCAACAAACTTAGCATCTAATGTATTTAAATTAATTAAATCCTGTAACATACACATAGCTTTCTTCATAGCTATCGCACCACCACCCTGTAATAAGGTGTTCAAAGCTGCATGTTGATGTCTTAGAATAATTTTTCTACCATCTAATCCATTCAAGTATTTCTTTTGAGCAGCTCTGTCAACTCTAGTTTTAAGATTTCTAAATGCTGTGTTACTACTAAGAAAGCGTTCTCGCAATGTTCTACCTGCCGACTTGTTTCCTCCAATAATTCTTCCAATCTTTTCATCTCCAGCTCCGTATATGAGTGCATAGATGAAAGTCTTTGCCTCATCTCTTGATTTAAGACCAGCAAGTCTTTGGTTAGCTGTGTGAATGTCTCCGTTGATAATTTCATTTATATATTCCTCGTTAGCCATATAGTGTGCTAACAGTCTTAGTTCTAATTGACTTGCATCTATACCTACAAGTTTATATCCTTCTGGCACAGTCCAACAACTTCTACATTCTTTTCCATATTCAGAATGAATGCTAGGAACCTGTGCCATATTAGGATTTCTATGTGTCATTCTACCAGTAATAGCACCAGTAGATATAACACTACCATGAACTCTGTTATCATCTTGACAAGCATCAACCCAAGATTCTACTTGTGCTGCTCTCTTTTGAATTAACAGATACTCTGCTATAAGTTTAGCTTCATGTATATGTGTTATCTTTTTTAATGTCCCTTCATCTACAATAGGCTGACCAGTAGGAGTAAACCTTCTAGGTTTCCATCCAAAGTCTTTTAAGTATTGACCTATCTGTTGTCGAGAACCTAAGTTAAATTCTTTTAATTCTTTTCTCATAAAAGAAGTAGTGTCATTTGTTTTTACTCTTTCTTCATACTCAATATTAGTAAGTCCTGACTTCGATAGATTGCCATCCTTTTTAAGTTTAGGTGTAACTCTTTTAACATCAACCCATTTAGGTTTAAATGTAGAATGAACTTCTTTCTCTATCTCTGACTTTCTTTTATTCAAAGAACTTAATAAAAGCATAGCTTCTTTTTCATCAAATAAAAATCCTGTTTCAAATTGTTGTTGTAATATTTTAGATGTTTCGTGTTCTAATTCTATAGATTGTTTTGAAAAACCTACTGCATCTTGTTGTAGTTTGTGATAGACAAGTTTGTTTAGTTTAGTATCTTGAATACAATACTTCATCATGTCTTCACTATAACTTGTAAAGTCAGGCTTATCTTGTTTAGCACTACCTAGTTTCCAACCCCACTTTTCTAAGCTATGACCACCATCTCTTACTGGATTAAGTAATCTTGATATAACTAAAGTATCTACAATTCCTTGGTGCTTTGTTAGGTCTATACCTTTTAACTTT